TACAAGGATTAACTCTTTGACCTCTGTTGTTCACAATGATTGCCTGTTCAGGACTTTGGCTTAAAGCTGCCTTTAGTAGCACTACTTGGTTGCCTTGCTTAGTAACTGAATACATGTCATCTGAGTCGATGTTCATGAATTGTGTATTACCAGGCATGAACCAGCTTGTCCATGACTCCATTAGGTTCTTCTCACCATCAGTGTAGTATCTAAAAATAAATACTTCTTTACCAGATTGTGAAGATAGTGCAATCATTGAGTTTTGAGGACTTGCAATCAAATGATCAATGTTAGGTGAAATCCATTCCTTAACTACACGTGATAGGTCAAGTACTTGTGGGTTCTGTTGCTGTCCTTTGGTAACCATACTGAAGACTCTTGTATAGCCAGGAGTCTTACTAATGAAGTTAATGTTAGTACCTACATCAACAGGGTCTACAGTGTTATCCATCTCATAGTTAGAGATAGCTCTGATGGTTGCCAGTGTTGGTGTAAGTACTCCACTATCAGAGAACAGAATGAACTGCTGACGTGCAGAGAACAGAATTACACCTTGTGCTGTAGGTAGTACTGCATACAGTGATGTAGGAATAATTGATGAACAACTAATGTCTACAGGATCTGAATCCAGTGTTGCTTGTGCTGTTTCAAAGTAAAAGTTGTAGTACTTGCCAGATCGGCTCATACATACATTATCTTTTGACAGGAAGCCTAATCTGTTGTTATGGAAGAAACCTGCTGAGATCTTCTCACCTACAAAGCTTGGGTGGCTATTAGTTACTTCATCGCCAATCAACCTATCATCGTAGTTAATCTGTTGGAATACAAAAGTATTTGTTGATGAGTTGATTAATTCATGAGGCATGGTTGAGTTATCTAAACCAGGCGACACGTTTGGTGATATCGTCTCTTCCCAGTAACCTCTACCATTTACACTGTTGTCAGCTTTGAAGACTGCGTAATAGTCATCTGTAGTGGTGATGGTATTAACAATCTTTACCTTATGACCATCATAAGATTCAATAGGCAAAAGTCCAATACTAGATACTTCGTCTTGGAAAGCAGAGATTCCAGTGTTGGATAAGCCTCCCCGAACTTTTAATATAAATGATGTTGGTGTTCCACTTACAACTCGTGTTATGTCAAGACTTGCAGTTCCGTTTCTGGTTACTGTCCAAGTTCCAGTAAAGTCTGCATTGCTAGCTGCTTGCTGTGCTGCAATACCAGTTGTAATTGCATCTTTAATGTTTGCACCGGCTTTTTCAGTTAGTACATCATCAAATGAGTAGTCAGTAGTGTCTGCGGTTACTGTAAACTCAATGCCGTTAATTTCGATGTAATATTTAGCTTCAGGTATTGTACTTTCTAAAACAACAGTACCAGTACCGTCTGTTGTAGTTGCTGGAGTAGCTTGTGCTACAACCGTTACATCGTTATTAATTACAAGTGTGGTGTCTTGTACAGTAAGTAGTTTGTAATTTAGTTTTGTTCCTGAAAGGTATGCCTGAGCACCAGTGCCGTATGTAACAGTACATGCCGCACCGGTTACAGCATTCCAAATATAGATATCTGATCCTTTGATGCAACCAATGTAAATTTCATCATTATCTCTATTGATGTAGAACCACTTAGCATCATCATATGTTGAACCTGTTCCTAGGTTTGCAATATGCTTGAAGCCCGGTCTTTTTGTAAGACCATATGTTGCATCAGGGAATCCGTTGTAGCACTCACGGACCTGACCGGGAAGCATTTTGTCATCTGATTGTTTAGATACTCCACCAAGGTAGTTAGGTATCCGTTGAGTTACTGCTGGCATTTAACGATAAAGCGCGTTGTACGGTTTGTAGCTGTTGTATGTATTTGTTTCGCCGGGATGTCCAAAGAAGGTGTAGTCACCTTGATTGCATTCATATTCCATAGCCATTGCTCTATTGAAAGTCTCTTTTTGCTTGAGCATTTCGTACTGTCCTGTATCTCCAACAATTCGGCTTGACACTGTAGTTGCTGCTTTACTTGTAATAAAGTCAGCGATTGGTGTAGGAATATCTACCCAATCAAATAGCCAAGTGATGTCACAAGATACTTTCTTGGTGAATGTATATGTGTGATTAGCTTTGTCGTATAGTTTACCGCTTCGTCTGATTACATCAATCTGTGCATTAGCTGCATTCTTAGCTGCATCAATCTGCAAGATGTTATTTGGAATCGAGATTTCATTATTAGAGTCAGGAGTCATGTCATAGTGATACTCCTTATTGAATGACCATCCTTCCGCCTGTACTTCCCGTGAGACTTCTAACAAAGTCTGATAGGCAATCGCAACGTCCGGGTTGGTTTGATCTAGGGTAGTCACAGGCGCTTGACCACATGACTGTAGTATTTGATTTACAGCTGGCAGCTCTCGCTGTGCATTAGTGGTAGGAAAAGCCATAATATTTTAAGGTAAAAAAAAGGGCCTCCGAAGAGACCCCAAAAGAGTATTTAAATCAGAATGCAGATGGTGCAGTAGCGCCAACATACAGCTCAACAGCTGCAGCAGGGTTAAGGTAATCTGCGCCCATTGCAAGACGACCAAGGATAACGTCACCCTGATAAATCACGGAGACATCACCACTGGTGACTTGTACTTGAGGACCGATTGCTTCAACACAAGCGGCTGCTTCACGTTGGAAGATAAGACCACAAGATGTAGCAGCAACTTCTGCGGCTGTGCCGTAGTCGTTGTTGATGCCAGTAGTAGCACCTGAAGCATCTTCCAGTGCAGGACCGATGAAATCACCAGTATTGCCAGGAGAGGTTTGACCGGTAGTACCGCCAAACTTGGTGCCGTAGTTGCCGAGGAACGGAATGTTCATCGACTTGTAGATGTGGATACCAGCGATCTCGATGATGCCGTTACCGCCCTGCAGAGCAGTGCCCTGAGAGTCACGGTTCACAAGACCATTAGAACCAACAGCTTGGATCAATTCGTAGTACTGACGTGGGTTCAGGACAGCGCAACGGCCATCGCTAGAAACACCCTTCTCGTCCATTGCAGCAGCTGCGTCATAGAAAGCAGCAACCAATGCGGTAGAAGAGAAAGCATCAGATTCGTTGGCAGAAGAACCAACACGGATCTGTGTACCACCGGGCTCAACGAAGCCGGTTGCACTTACTGGGGATGCTGCACGAGCACCACGAGCAACTGCACGGAAGATCAAACGATCGTACTTTTCTGCGAGGGCATAGCCGATCTTGCGGCTGATCTCCGAACGCAGATCGTAGTGTGAAAGAGTCTCGTCAAGGTCATAAACGAAAGCTGAACTGATCAGCAGATCGTCAACCGTGACGGTCTTCTCTGCCACGGGAGGCGCACCATCGGAGTTACCGAGGATTGCATTACCGGGGGTGTGATACTCAGCCGTTGTACGACCGGTATAGATGAACTGCAATGACTTGCCGTTCTTAAGTGTACGCTTCATCACAAGATCGCGAGCGATTGCATTGTGCTGGAAGCCTTTAAACATTTCGCCACTGAACAACTTGAGGTACAGTGCGCGCTTATCTCCTGAGAGATTGGATTGACCCAGATTAACCAGATTGGTTGTCAGGTCTGTAGACTGATGTGCCATTTTAAAAAAGAGAGTTAATTATGTACGACTCTCAAAGATCTTTGAGTATTATTTAATTTGTATTGTGGTCTATCCCACCGTCTAGACGGCTAAAGGTATCCCTCGTAAGGGGCTAAAGCCAATAGTGATGAGGGGAATTGCACCCCTCTTTAAGATCTATCTCACTTAACCAACAACTGGTGCAACTAATGCAACAGGTGTAGATTCAGTTGATGCAAGGTCAAGTGGAAAGTTATGTGCATTACGTTCATGCATTACTTCCATACCAAGACCAGCACGGTTCAAGATGTCAGCCCAAGTATTAAGGACATGTCCATCTGATGATTGAATTGATTGGTTAAAGTTAAAGCCGTTTAAGTTGAATGCCATAGTACTTACTCCCAAGGCAGTAAACCAGATACCAGCCACAGGCCAGGCAGCAAGGAAAAAGTGAAGACTACGGCTGTTGTTAAATGAAGCGTACTGAAAGATGAGACGGCCAAAGTAACCATGAGCAGCCACGATATTATACGTTTCCTCCTCTTGACCAAATTTATAACCGTTGTTATGGGATTCATTTTCAGTTGTCTCACGAACGAGTGAAGATGTAACAAGACTTCCATGCATAGCTGAGAACAAGCTTCCACCAAATACACCAGCAACTCCCAACATGTGGAAGGGGTGCATAAGGATGTTGTGCTCGGCTTGGAATACCAACATATAATTAAAAGTACCGGAAATACCAAGAGGCATAGCGTCTGAAAAAGAACCTTGTCCAAAGGGATAAACAAGGAATACAGCGGATGCCGCTGCCACGGGTGCGGAGTATGCAACAAAGATCCAAGGCCTCATTCCGAGTCGGTAACTAAGTTCCCATTCGCGTCCCATGTAAGCGTAGATACCGATAAGGAAGTGAAAGACGACCAGTTGAAATGGTCCGCCGTTGTAGAGCCATTCATCAAGACTTGCTGCTTCCCAGATGGGGTAGAAGTGAAGTCCGATAGCGTTTGAAGACGGGACAACTGCTCCCGATATAATGTTATTTCCGTAAAGGAGCGATCCTGCAACTGGTTCAC